CGGGTAACGTCGCCATAGTCGAAGACGGCCTCCATCGCCAGTCGCGCGGCCTTCTGCGCCGCCATACCTCGCTCAGTGTGGTAGAGGAAGACCGCCATCTTCGCTGACAACTCCGAGAACTCATAGGTAGCCGCGGCCTTTTCTGCTACTGTTCCGGCACCCTTCCATATGCTCCCAACGGTTGCCTCAAGCGCGTTGCCCGCCCCCATCCCCAATTCTGCCTGACGGAACGTCGCCTGGAAGCCCGCGTGTAGTTGGCGTGCCCGTAGGAATGCGGCGGTTTCACCACGCACGGCTGCCGCACCCTTGGCAAGGTATTCGGGAACATAAGCCGCGTCGATCTTTCCTGCGATGTACGTCATACCCGCGTTCGTCAAGGCGTTCCGACTCTGCGTCGGGACGTTGAAGATGGTGTGCAGGGCTTTCCAGGGACCGATGATGCTCGTATACCAGCCCGTCACCTCGCCGGCGCGTGCCGGAAGACCATAGGACACCAACCGGGCGATCCTGCTCTCCCATCCAGCCCCCTCGACACCCGGCATCCCGAGGTGTGCCGCCAACCAGCGCGGGATATAAGTGCTATCCCTTAGCCTCCCCCATCGCTCCGACTCCGGGACCTTTACGAGTTGCCTCTGCTCGGCGGCCCCCATCTGTCCGAACTGCTTACTGGACACCCCGAACTTCCGAGAGAATTGACGCATTCGGAAAGCCTCGGAGGTGGATACCGCGGCCATGCGTTCTCCGATGGCGACGCGCTCGGGTACGGCCAACTCGCCAAGTTCCCGCTTCACCCCCGGCGTTAGGGACTGGCGCTTCATTCCCAGTTTCCGCGAAACGCCTTGTCCCGGACCTGCGTAAAAGGCTCGCTTGTTCGCATTCAGGCGCTCAAGGTCTGCCGCAAGTGCTGGAGACGCCGGCCTGATAACCTCGTCGATGTACTCCTGCGGATGAATGTCTCGCGCGAACCCGCGCCAGACATGGTACTTGCCGTACTTCTCCACCTGCCCCGGTGCGAGTGCGCCGTGCTCTACCGCCCTCCGGGCGCGCTCCGATGCCATACGCTGAAGCTCATCCATCGCGCCGGCCACATCATCGGCAATGTCTTTCCCTGCCACCTTCTCGATGCGCCTGATGGCCTGCGCCTGCCACTCCGCTGCTGCCGCCTGCGCCTTATTGGTGGCCCCCCTCTCTGCCAAATCCCGAATCGCCGCTATCCCCCGCGGTCCCGGCATCCTGCGCGCTAGAACCTGCCCTCGCCTTGCCCCCAAATCCTGCGCCTTCTGGATAAGCGACTCCATGCGTGCTGTTGCTGCTTCAGCCTGTTCCTGTGCCGTTACTGCCCTCCGCCGCACCCTCTCTGCCGCGCTCATCGGCTGTTCTTCGACGAGTTTGGGACCGGTGCGGGTAGTTATCGCACCACGGAATTCTCCCTCGCCCGTTGCCCCAACGTGACGTGTGAACGCCGTCTCCTTGACCGCGCCCTCTTCGGGGAAGGTGGGTCTACCAAACTCAGGCTTTCTACCCGCTGCCTTCGGTCGGGGCATGGGTGCCCGCGCACCGCCCTCCTCAAGTTGCTGGGCGCGCTTTGTGAGGTCCCGCACTTTCGCCGTCTGTCGCTTCACATCTCGTCGCGCCCTCAGCGTCTCTGCCCGCAGCGCCTTGAATTCCTTGGTGGCAACGTCGCCCGCTTCGCCAAAGGCGTCATCCATCGCCTGCTCCAGGCCGCGCTGGGTGTAGTTGACGTACTTCTCATGGACCTGGGTGCGAGTGACGAGATTCTTCAGGGGGGCAGATATGGCCGCGATCTTGCGGCGCGCCTCCTGCTCTATCCGACGCACCGGCGCAAGCACCTGACGATACGTCTTCTGCGCCCGCCCGAGCTGGGGAATCTTCTCTAATGCCGCACCTACGGCTGGTGCCGCCCGCCCCACGATAGGCCGCAAGGCTGCGCCCGCCAACCTCTGTGGACCGCCGCCGGTGATGATGTCCCCCGCCAACCCAATCCCCTCGGTCGCCCAGGGGTGTTCTTGCCCGAACTCCGGCGATATGCTGCGGACAACATCGCTTCCGTATGTCTTCTGCTTTATGCCCCGAAGAAGATCGCGGCCGACTTCAGGGATGGCTTCCCGTGGGTCCCAAGAGGGTCTCTGTGTTCCCGCCGCGTATCTCCGCTGACGCTCGATCCCGCCCTTCACCAATGAGGGAATGACGGAGAATGGAATCATCGCCGTGTCCAGCACGTCCTGAAGCGTGCCGCCGGAGAAGATCTTCGCCTTGCGGGGGGCGCCAAACTCCTTCGCCCACGCGTCCCCATAATCCGACGTAACGGGACCGGCGGCTGGCCTATCATTGAACTCCTTCGCCCATGCTCGCCGATAATCGGACGCGGCCATTACTGACTAGCTCCTATCGACTGCGGATATAACAACTCCGCCCCCTTTGCTTGCCGTCGCGCACCATAGTCTATGATCTTCTTCATCGCCTGTTCCGGGGTCGCCCCCGTCATGGCCTGAAGTTTCGACACGAATGCTGCCGTGCCGTTTGCGTCAATCCACGCGTCCAACTCTGCGGTATTCTTGGGGTCGATCTTCGTTAGGGGCATACCCTTGTAGTCGGGAACCTTCGGTTTGCCGGTAGAGTACGCGTCCTTGGGGCGATGAGCCTTGCCCTGTATCTTTTCCCAGACCGCAATCTGCGCGTTCGCCTCGTCGAGGCTCCTCTGCGCCGCTTCGCGCTCCGGGCCAGGGGGTAGTCCTGGTGTCCTGGTTTCAGTCGGCGGCCCATTGGGGTCTAGCGGATTTGGCTTCAGCGTCGTACTGCCACTCAATAGGTCCCCCAAGCTTCCTCGTAGCGCATAGTATCGCTGCATTTCTACTGGGATGCCGATACTAGCCCCGCCATCCGCACCCCTGCCCCCCGCCGACACCCGCGTTCGCGCCATAGCCGCCCCACGCTCCGCCACGTTCTGTCCGGCTTGCCACTCCCGCTGCAAGACGTCTTCGCGATGCTGCCAATCCATCCTCAGTTTGGCGGCGTTGTTCTCGTGCTCGCGACCCTTCTGGTTTTCGCCCGCCTGAAATGCCCGATCCGCCTTCGCTTCCTCCGAGCGAATCTTCGCCTGAATGCTGACGAGTTTCTTGTCGCGACCAAACTGCGCCTCCGCCGCCTGCGTATCCAGTTCAAACTCGTACTTCATCAGGTCCCGGCGTTCAGTGCGGGCTTCGCTCCTCACCGTGGCTTCGTGTTCGCGTTGCTCCCGCACCATGCCCTTCTCGTGGACCCGCCCCTTCGCCGCCATGAGTTCCCGGTGGCCCATCTGCTGCCGCAGTTGCCGGTCGACATCCATTCTGCCTTCACGTCGCTGCACGTCCTGGCGGTACTCACCTCGCCGCTTCTCCATCCCCTGGGCGCGGCCGCCCGCGTAACCGGCCACCCCCTGCAATACACCCCGGTTCTTTGCTAATGCACCATAGATAAGAGCAGCCATCGCCAACTTATCCATCGACCCCACACCCTCTTGTGGCCGCTGAATAGGAGGGAACTGATTGCTGGTCGGCGGGGTCGCCATCATAGGCGGTGCGAGGGTCGGCGCGGGACCCTGGGGCGACATGGGGCCGGCCAGTCCCGCACCGATAGCCGGACTAGGCCCCGCCACCGGAGGTATCATGGGGCCGGGACTAGGGGGCGGCATCATGGGGGGCCGTGGCTGTCCCGCCAACCCTCCACCGATACCCCCCGGAGTCGCCCCCGCAAGTTCTCTCAGAAGGTCTTCTATGTCGATGTACTGGTCAACCGAACTCATAGTTCACTCCTATGCCATCGCCGCGATAACCGCCCCGAGTTGTGCCCAATCCGTGCCGCCGCCACCACCTTGCTGCCCAATCTGTTGTGACATCAATCCCTGTGAACCCTGGATGACGGAGAGCAACTTGTTCCATCGTTGGTTGCGGAGTTGGTCGATCAACGATAGGCGCTGTCGCATCAACTCCTGCGTATACTCGCCGCGCATCCCGCCCTGCAAGCCAGCGGAAATGCTCGAATCGCCCAACCCCCTCTCGCCCAGGGCGGCCCCGCCTTCCAATAACATCCTCTGCATCTCCGGCTCCATCGCGTCCCGCGTACTCGCCATCTGCTGGTTGAGTTGGCGGGGGTCATACCCAAGACTCGGGTCAAAGGTGGGCTGCCAGCGACCATCCTTGAACTCGAAGCCCAAGGAAGCCATCATCGCGTCAGCCGACGGGAAGCCGTACATCAACTGCGGCAGATAGGCCATCGCGTCGAGCATCGAATTGTTGTACAGGTCCCATTTGCCTTCCCATGCTCCAAAGCCATCCCCATAGAAGGGCGGCGTTTCATAGGATGCCTCCGCCGTTCCGCCGCCCTGAGTCGATGCTGCTTGCTGTGGTTGTGGTGCCGGTGGCGTCGGCGGTGCCTGCAAGGGCTGCGGCTGTGGCGGTAGTATCGGAAGGGCCGGGGGTGCCGTTGTGCTCCTCGGCGCGGGACTCCCCAGGGTAGGCGTACTGGTCGGTGTCCTCCGCGCCGTATTGCCGAGCCACCCAAGGTCGGGTGCTGGGGCCGCCCCCGTTGCCGCGCCCCGCGGGCGTCCGCCAGAGTAGGCGCTGAGAAGATCACGCATGTAGTTTGGCATTGCTAGTTTCCCTTCGACAGTTCGATACCGACGATGCTACCGTCTATGGCGTGCGCCTCCAGGCGATTCCGCTCCTCGCTGAACCATATCTCTCCAACCCGCTTCTTCTGTCCGAACCGTGGGTTGCGCGGCACGAGCGTCTCGCCCGTGACGCGTATTTCCACGATGCCCTTCCCCGGCACGTAGCGCCTTACTATCCTCATCGCTTTGCATCCAGATAGAGTGTTAGGTCGTACAACGTCATCGCCGTCGCTGCTGTCCCGCTCACCCGTACTCCGATGTTCCGCCCCTGCGCCTTCACCCCGAACCGCGGCAGGGTTATCTGCCCATCCCTCACTGCCGTCGCTGTCGTTGTGAGTCTGCCCACCGTTCCAGCATCTACCACCGGCTCTACCGCAATCGCCCCCGCCGTCGCCGATTCCATGCCGAGGTCAACGGAGCGCAAGCGAGTGATGCGCGCCCCGTCTACTCCCATGCGTCGGCTCTCATAGAGGTGCGCGATAGGCGAAGTGCCGTCCTTCCAGGTATCGGGCGAATCATACTGCCAGAGCCGGTTCGTGCTGTTCCCTGCCCCGGTCGATACCGGCGACGCGACGATGAGCTGGTCGGTATCCCCCGCCGTCACCGCAAACCGCGGATGCTTCATCCGAACCGTGCTGTGACGGTCTGACACCCAAGAGAAGGTCGCGAAGTCGAACACCAGGACGTTGTACACCTGCCCGTCGTATGTCACATCCTCCCCGAGGAAGAGATACCAACGCCCATCCTTGACGCCCGCACTCATCTTCGTCGGGTCGGATACGGCATCGAGTATCGGCTTCACGGGTGCGCCGATGATGCTGATACCCTGGCCCTCATGTGGAACCGGGAGCCAGGTCGCCGCCTTGATCTCCGGGCCAAAGGCGTACACTTGGACGTCCCCCGCCGCCCCACCAGGCCACAGCGTCCAATCGCTGTACTCAGTGATAGCCTCCCCCGACACCGCGCCGATGGTCGAATGGACCTCAAGGATGGACATATCCTGTGCGGTGTTGCCGGTCAGGAGCGAGGTTGTGGACCGCGTAAACAGTAGGGGGTCGCTGCCATGCCTCCCGACACCAACAATCGCATGGCCCGCACCCGCCCCTGGCAGGTCTATCCAGAAGCCGTAAGACCCCCTCGCGTCCACAGGCGTGTAGCGATCGCAGTAGGTGGGTGCATCCTGGCGAGAAACCCACACCCGGTCCCGGTACTCCAATAGGTGCGCGTAGGAAGGCTTGCCGCCCGAAGTGAACGCGCCCAACCGCACATTCGTCATGGCGGCAATACCGGAATAGGTGAGGCCGTACACGCCCGACCCTGACGCCACCCGGTAGGCACTCGTCCAGAGAGCTTCGTTCCAGGCATTGTCGGTAATGTCGGAGTGATCTACCGTCACCTTCCGTTTCGTCACGCCGCCGTCGGTGAGCTTGATTGCGAAACTGCCGGTGCTGGCCGTTCCCGCCGCGTAGAACTCGACGCCCCGTGAGTATCCGCCCACTAGCACTCGGTTCATGTTCGTGACGTTCATTATGGCGTCTATTACGAACGCCGTCGGAATCGCCATCTTCGCGTCCCCCACGTCGAGACCATTCGCGTAGAGCATCCGAGAATGTCCGAACGGCGAGAGTGACTTCGCTCGCGGGGGAGGAAACGGAACGTCTGGGCTGAGGGAACCCATGTCCATATCGCCGCCGAAATCCCAGGCGTGTACGTCTACATTCACTTCTGTCGCCAATCGCCATTCTGGGGATGCGCCACCCCTGCGGTACCACCGCACTGTGTCTGCCCGAGCGTCGATGGTTCGCACGGCGGGCAACGAGACGGCTGCGGCTCGATAGGGGCCGCGTTCACACCGGATGGTGTAGACGTCCCCCAGCGGCGATTCCAGGTTGCTATCGGTATCCACGAACGACGACACATAGTCATACTCGCCGATCTGGAGGCCGTCGAAGTAGAGGTTAGAGAAGTCGCAGACGAAGGTGGCGGAGGCGTCCGTTACCACGAAGCGCGCAGAGGCGATATTCTGGCGGTCGATGTGGGGAAGACCGTCCAACATATACTGCTTGTGTTCCCACCGTCCCGTCTGGTTTATCTCTACTCCCAGGTCGCGCACGCGAGCGGAACCCAGGGAATCCATGAACTCCAACTTTAGGAATTGACTCGGGCGCGTACTCTTCACCCAAAAGTGAACCCCGCCTAGAGAAGATGTGCCGCCGGTCCCGAAGGTGTAGTAGACTTTCGCCCCCGTCGCAATGCTGGCGGTTCCCTCTATGCGCATACTGAAGAGGCTTTCCATTCCAGCGGCAGGTGCGCCAGCATTTGTTCGGATGGTGGCACTCATCCCCGACGCACTCCACGCCGCAGTGCCCCTATTGCCCTTTACCCACAAGGGGAATAGGTATGACGAAAGTATCCCTGAGTCCTCGGGGAAGTTGCCAGCATGGGGAGGTGTGCCAATAAGGTACTCGCGGGGCACTGGGGGTCGACGCTGCTTCGGGTCCTCCAGCCACGCCCAACGCGATGCACCGTGTATCCCCGGTCCGTCGATGCTCGCCGCTTCCGCTGCCGTGCCCCCCGTCACCTTCTGGAGGCGACTGCGCCCATCCGAGGCATACATCCCATCCCGCAAACCCGCCATCGCGATGTTGTTCGTGGTATCGAAAGCTCCCCCGCGGTTCGTCGCCGCCGCCGTCGTGATCTCGTAGAGGTCAACCTTCGTGGAAGCGGCCTTGGGGAAGGCGGCATAGATGTGCCGCGCCCCATCCCCCGCATACCAGATGTAGAGGCCCTTCGCGCCCGCGGTTGTGGTCGCGCCGATCACGCCCGACGTGGGAATTGCCGTCGCCCCGCCGCGCAGGTGCCAATCCTCACGAGAAACGCGCCAGTTGCGGATGATGCGATGCTCACCCCCCTGCTGCGATCTCCCAGGGGAGGCGATATTCATTCCCTTGTCGGGCCGCTCGATGGCCCACGGGTACGATCCAACTCTAACGGCCATCTAGGTTACCCTCGTCGCGGAGCTACGAGTTGCGCCCCCACGATCATCGGCCGCACCCGACGGTACTTGGTGATCCCCCGTTCGTACTCTTGATCGAAACGAATGTGTCGCTTCTCCCCCGCCGGACTCTCGTCCAGCGTTGCCAACTCGCGACACACGAAAGCCACTACGGGGCTTTCGAGCGCCGTCGCAAGTTCGCTCGTCGTGGTCTCGGCACTCAGTGCGGCGGCGTACCTGGGACCGTACACATAGATGGAACTTCCCGCCGTTGCTGGCATCGGGAAGAGTCCGAGGTTGCGCTGATCCTCGATGTACCACCGGGAGGGTGCCCCGGTCTCCGAGCGCCAGCTCTTCCCGTTCACGGCTTCGATCTTGTCCCGTGTCGATGGTTCTATCACGCGGGCGCGCAATGAGGCGCTGTTGGTGTCAGCCTCCACGCTTCGCACTCGGATGAAGTCGGTGGTGAGGGCGAATGTCCGCCCGCTCGCCGCCGCTGAGACCCCGCAAGAACCCTGGATGCACTCCGTCAACTCCGAGACCTCTCGATGTGCCCGGTCGATTTGCACGTTGAGCCAGCGGTCGTTCACCCACGCAGGGTACTCGTCGGGTAACCCGTATGTGTCAACGATCAACTGCCTGTACTGCTTCCGGTTCATTGCCATGCTAGGTCACCTTTCTGACCGACGCCAGGTTCACATATCCCTGCGCCTTCGCCTCGAAGTCGGCCGCCCGTTTCCCCTCGGCGTCGGAATCAGCGTCATGCTCTGCGAGTTTGCGGCAGGCTATGTAGACCACGCCCGGAGCGTACTCCGCACTAATCCCGCAGGCAGAAGCAGTCGCCGGCATCAGGTCCGGGACCGCCGGACCCCACAGCAATACCGAGCCCGCAGTTGCCGACATATCTGGCGGATAGAAGCCGATCCGGGTGCTGTCCTTCGTGTACCAGCGGTGCTTCTCCGGCGCGGTTCCTGTCGTCGCTTCCGAGTCTCGTATCCAGGTCGGACCCTCGCGCAAGTTCAATGCTCGCTCCGTCGTCCGCTCGATGATATTCCAGGCGGTGTCGGCCTTTGCGTATCGCAGGTGCGCGACCTTATCAACGCGGTACATGCCCGTAGGCACCGTAAGCAGTGCCTCATTGCCGCCAGTCGCATCCGGCCGGGAGCGCCGCGCCGACCCGATGACACAATCCGTCCGCAGGGCGAACTCCTGCACGGCTTCCTGTAGCGCCGTGTTGACGAAGGTGACAGTGAAGTCCGCACCGCCCGAGGCCTCGCCATAGGCGTCATAGGTGCGCGTCCGAAGTGCCGTCTTAGTGAGGGCTGTTAACGCCATTGCGGGACTCCTTTAACTTGTCCCAAATGCGACCATAGGTCGCCTGTTCCTTGGCATTGAGATTTGACCAACGACTCCCCTGGCAGATTTTTGCGAACACTCGGTCCTCTGACTTCGAGAATTTCGTCAACCCAACGATACGACTGCCCTCAACACGCGGCATGTCATCCAGTGGCAGCGGCAGGTACCGCATTACTCATCCTCGTCTTTGCAACTCGGGCGCGTGCAAATCAACACCCCTCGCTGCATCACCATCTGATCCTTGGGCCAGCGCCGCCGACATATCCCGCAGATGTTCTCCCAGGCCTTCAACGGGCCGTTGCTTCCATAAGGTGATTTAGGCATCTTCGTCCCCCGTCAGGGTCAGCCCCATCGTAAATCGGGTCGCATTGCCGTTGATGGTATAGACTGCCCGAATGAAAGGCGGCATGAAGTCTATGTACCGCTTCGCCTGTCCCGCGGTTTTGAGGGTGAAGTCCACCTGACCTGCTATCGGGCTGCGCCATGAGGTCGCGCCGGTTGACCAACACTTTACTACGGTGTACTGAGCCGTTGCGTCTGTTGGAGCGCCCTGGACCTTCACGGATAGGGCTGCGCCCGTCGCGGTGCCGCCGTTCGCGATGTAGAGGGAGACAATCCCTTTCTTCAGGCCGTACCGATTCTCCCACGAGTCCGAGTAGAACGTCTCACCCCCCGTCGATGCGGCTGTGTAGAGGGCGTACTCCAAGAGGTCATGCTTGATCGTCTTTGGCATCGCTTTCCACTCCTAGCCATCGAACACCGCACGCCTCCAACACGGCATCGACTTGGTGACCTATGGTCATGTTTTCCCAAATCCACTCGCAACCGCGAGCGGCCTTCTCTTCGCGCTCCTCTTCGTGTTCCAGGTAGTACGTGAGGCTCTCGAACAACTCATCTTCGCCGTGCCCAACCCCGAACGTGCCGTCTGGGAAGGGGTGACCCTCCGGCAACCCCTCCGTCAGCACGAACGTTCCCGCCGCCATCCCCTCGGCAAGGCGCGACTCCACGTTGGGTTCGTCGGCAATGTGCAGGTTCAGCAGAATCCGGCACCTATGCACGAAGTCCGCCAGAACCGCCGGGTCGTAGGCATTGATGATCCCGACCTTCTGCTTGCCCGCCTCTTCTAGCCGCTCATTCAGACGATCCAGAATCCCCTTCCGGCGGTCGTTGATGACCCCGTAGAAGCCCACGTCGAACGACTTCTCCTTGGGTTGAGACTTATGCCAATGTCTCCGCGCTCCCCCGGCATAGACGCAGCGCACGTTCTTTGCACCCATGTCCTTGACGACCCGGACCATGTTGGGCGACGACACCACAATCCAGTCCGGTTTGCCGATGTGCGGTTCCAGCTTGCTCCTCACCGCCTTGGCGTGTTCGCTGTCGCCCTCAAGGTGCTCCGTGTGCCAGAGGATACGGACCTGTGGCTTCTTCGGGCGAGGAACGTTCAATATCTGCATCGACCCCGAACAGAGGAGCATGATGTCCGCCTGCTCCGGCGTCCCCGGCGAAAACCCCATCGTGTCCGCCGCCTCCGAGACCGCCATCTCAAAGCGCCACGGCGCACCGTCCGGTGCGGGAATGGCAATCGTCGGATGAGTCATGATGAGCGAGATGTCCTTCATCATGCCCTCGAAGCTCAATTTGTCGGCAATCCAGGCTCGATACTCCTGCCGATCATCGGCGGTTGGTTCATCCTGAAGCATCAACGCCGCTTCCTCAGTGGTGCGGAATATCCACTGGTCGTCGTAGAAGTCACGACTGGAGCGCCAGCAGTGAATCACGGGCTTCAAGCCGCACGCCATCGCCTCAGCCAGGGCATAGTGGAAGCTCTCTTCGCGGCTCGCCGAGAAGAAGTAGTCCTTGTCGGCATACCAGGCGCAGAGATCGTTCGTCCACGGATAGAACTTCACGCAGTCCCGCAACCCCAACTCGTCTATCATCTGCTGAATGTACTGCCACTCCCGGCTTTCTTGAACATCCCCGGCGACATGCAGTTCCAGGTCATCCCTCGTTGCGCGTGCCTCGTACAGCGCCATGAGCGCGAGCGGAATGTTCTTCTTGTGGTTGATGTAGCCGGCCATCGCGATCTTGTTGCCAGTCTTACCCTCGGACACAACCCACTTCGACACATCCACGCCGCCGGGGATGAGGTGGACCGAACACATATCCCTCAACCGAGGCACCTGCTGGAGCGCCATGTCGAGCAGGTACTTCGCCACGAAGATCACGTGGTCTACGCGCTCCCAGTTCACTTGCGGCAGGTATCCAGAATGGAGTTCGTATCCATGCACCCGTACCACCATCCGGCATTGCCGGGGGAGTTTCGTCGCCGCCACAAGGAGCGGACCAGCCCACTCGAACCAGCACACATCCGGTCCCCACTCCATAACCCGCGGCACATCCTCCACGTTGTCGCAAATCGCTATCTGGTACCGCTTCTTCCAGAGGTCCAGAATCGGGTCAATGAACTTCCGGTCGTTCCGGTCGATGAAGACGGCGATCCGGCGGGTCGGTGGGTAGATGGGCACCGCCGTCTTGTGGACGGCATCAATACTGCCATCGGGCGCACCCGTCTCGTGCGCTTGCTTCAGAGCCGCGTTAGCCTCTTCGAGGTTGCCCTTTGCTACCCATGCCTGCGCCATCCTCAGCCACGGCAACCAGGAGTGCGTAGCGCCCTCAGTAAAGTGCGGGTCCATCTTGAGGGGTCGGCGCGCCGCCACCCCATACCACCAGATGGCCTCGTCGTAGCGGTGCATCTCGAAGGAGATGTCCCCGAGGATAGCGTAGAGTTCTGCCCGTTCCCAGTTGTCCACGATATGGGTGTGAGCGACCTCCTTCGCCTTCTGGAGGTCCTCGTCCGTGCGGTTCTTCAGGGAGAGCAGCGCCCGACAGTAGAACACCGCGGCCTGGTATTGTTCGTGTGGGAAATTGCCCTTGGCGGCGAGGTACTTCTCGTAGATGGCCGCCGCCTCCGGGTATCGCTTCGCGTCGTTGAGCGTCCCCGCCGCGTAGAACATACTCCTGGTGTCGGACGGGTCTTTCTCGTACCGCGGCATGAGCCACTTCTCCGCCATCCGAACCCGTTGCTCCGCCCGCTGCGCCCGCTCCGCCTCCGGTCGGTAACGGCGAGAGTGGAATATCGCCAGGTCCTGCGGCCCCGTTGCTCCCTGCTTGACGTTGATGCAGAAGTTGTGCATCGGCGCATCAAAGCGAACGTGCCTGCGGTAGAGTCGCTCGCCGAGGAACCAACTCGTGAAGACTCCATCGTTGTCCAGCATCACGAGGGGTATGGCGATAAGGTCCAACTCGGGTTGCACGGAGTTCAGAACGCTCCGAAGCATCTGGTGCGGCATGAATGTCCGGTCAGTCCACCGTCCACCCTCCCCCGGCATCTGCACCGTCATGCGCTCGGGCATCACTTCGTCGGCGTCGAGCTGGAGAATCCACTCCGAAGTGACCTGTTCGATAGCGACATTGCGCGCCTCGGCGAACCCGACCTCTTCCACGGAAAGCCCGTCGATGACCTTCCACTTCTCGCCGGACGCGTCCCAGGCTTTCAGCCACTCCTCGACGACCCGCTTCGTGTTGTCCGTCGTCGTCGGGTCTATCCCGATCACTATTTCGTTGACAAGGTTCCGCACACTCTCCATCGAGTGTATGATCGACTGCACCTCGTTGCGAGCGATCATACATAAAGCCAACGCCTTACCCCCACTCATTGCCCCACCGCCTCCCATTCCTGTGTATTGATCTGTAGCCGGTGAACCTCAACCTGCGCCGACCACTGGCCCCATCCCCAAGCGAGTCGTACCTCCTGCCACTGTGTTCTTGCGTTGGGCGGCCACGAACCCATCAGCATCAATAGTTTGATCGCCGCCACACGGTCACCGCGAGGGAAACGCATCATACAAAGATCGTACCCGTCGCGCCACGAAAGCCACTGATGCACCGGCGGCTTCTCCGGCATGAAGTACAGGTCAACCGCCTCGGATTCAACCGAAGGCACCGCGATCATGCCCTTGGCGGACACCCGATGCAACTCTTTCATCGCCAGGTCGGGCCTATCCAGATGTTCGAGCAGATGGTTGCAATATACGAAGTCCAATTGACCATCCTCGAAGGGCAAATCCATGATGTCGCCCTCTATCAACATCTGATTGATGCACTCAATGCCTCCCGTTCGGTGGGGTGTCTCCCCCAGGAACTTCTCGACCAGGATGTTTGCGAAAGGAACGGGTGCGCCCCCGCTGCCGATGTCCGCTATCCACGGGCGCGGGACACCATCAAGTTGCATCCCTACCTCCCGTCCCAAACCCCGCGAGGTCCCATACCCATCCGGCCTCCAGATCGAACAACTCCTCGGGATTGTCGCCTGGATCGATCTCGACTATCACAGCATGAAGGCCGCTCTTGAACCTATCCGCCTCGGGACCCCAGTGCATCCGAATCTCAACATAGGCATCTATCGCGTTCACCTTGTCCAGGTGCATATGCTCGACCAGCTTCTTCACACCATCCGGGTCAAGCGTGTCGTAGCGCATGAAGACTAGTGTTGCGGAATCCCGCCAGCACACCCACTTATGTGACTTGAGTTTTTCCTTCCAAGCGACCTTGAAGAGCACTTCCTGGCGTATGTGTGGAACCACAACTGTTCCCGAGATACCCACGCGGTTCAGTTCGCTCAGTCCCGTAAGTGGATGCTCGACGTGTTCCAGTACGTGCGAACAGTAGATGTAGTCTATGCTCTTATCAAGGAACGGAAGCGCCTCTACGTCGGCTTCAATGAAGCGCCGGTTACCGATTATCAGAGGCATGTACTCGTCGTCGCCAGCCGGGATGCACTTCTTCATTCTCCGGTGCATCGTTTGGCCCGGATACTTGTCCACGATGATGTTGGCTAAAGCGAACGGGTCGTTCCCTCCGCCTACGTCCACGATCCACGGTTTCGGTAATCCTTCCAACTCTTTCACGTTGCCTCCCTTGTGAGGGTGGGGGGCCTTGCGACCCCCCACACATTCCCCTTACGCTACGGAGTCCACGTTGCTGCCAGCCATCAACGGTCGCCATCGACAAACGTAGTCGAGGTAGCCGGTGCCGACGTTATCGCCGTGGGTGTACTCAGAGATCGAGCCTTCGCGCACGACCTTATACATGGCGGTTGCGTTCAGACCAGTCTGGTGGAACGCTCCATGCACGGCCTGACCAGCATCGATGTCTGTGGCAGTGAGCTTGGCTACAAAGAGGCCGGTAGCTCCAGTCACACCCACCGAAATGGTAGCGGTGTCTCCCAGAAGGGTCGTCGTGCAGATGCCATAGACCTGGCACTCCACAAGGCCCTTAACGTGGAAGATCGGGTACGGGTCCTTGGTGCCAGCGTCATTGCCGCGGCCGTTGGCGGTCTCGCCCTTGAACGCCGTGCAGTCGGCATAGGCAACCTGCCAACCCGATTCACCGCCCTCGAACGGGATACGGACACCCGCCTCGTCAGTCGAATCCGTCGCGGCAACGTAGTTCTCGATGCAGCCGCACAGTCCGGGGTCGATGGTGTCGTCCTTCGGCCCCGTGTATGCCGTGACGAAGCGGTTGAACTCAATCAAGCCGCCGGAGGCCACGGCGATGTAAACGCCGCGCCCCGCGGTCTTGTCGTCGTTCCTGCCGCGGTTGTTGGAGATGTAGATGTTGTGAGTCACGGTCCCCAGGACATTCACGCAGGCGGAACCGAAGTTCCCGCTGAAGGAGTTGCCCTGGATAACCGCGTCATCGCTGTCATGCACGGCGATGCCGCTGCCAGCACCCACTACCGCGTTCTCCGCTATGAGGACGTTGCCAGTGACGGTCACTCGGTTTGCGGAAGCAACGTCGATACAGCGGATGAAGTCGTATGCGGTCGTCGAGAAGTTGAACTCGCAATTAGCAACGGTGCAGTCATCCCCGGTCACGAAGATGCCCTTCACGATTGCCGACACGCCAGCCACGAAGACACAGTTCTCGATGGAACAGTCGTCTGCGGACATGGCGATAATCGACGTTGTGGCCGAGAGAGTGAAGGTCGGGCGGGCGCGGCCGGAACCAAGACCGATGATCTTGACTCCCACAACGTCCACCACGCACGCAGTCGCACTCGCGATAGTCTCGGCGTGACCCTCCATGACGTAGATTACGTCACCGCTGGATGCGGTGCACATCCCAATAGCCTTGTCGAGGGTCGCGAATGCCCGCTTCGGGCTTCGCCCACCGTGATTGTCAGAACCCGATCCGCTGTCCACGAAGAAGACCTTTCCCGTGGACGGCACACCGGATGCACCGGCACCCGGCAGGACCGGCATTCCGGCGCTTGCGATTATGCTCTTGAAAGCCGTTATCCCGTTTCCCATGTCGTCCTTGCTACTTTCTCACCGCCTCCAGTAAGAGGTGCGGGGGACGCAGAGGTGGAGGCGGTGGGGGGTATCCCCGCGCCCTCCCGCACCAAATCGGGTCGCATTCCTACGCGCCCGCCGAACCATACACGCCACGCCAGTCCGACCACCCCGGTACGAACCGCATGGTAGCCTTGAACAGGGCATTGCCCGTGTCAAAGTCATCGTCGCTCGAAAAGATCGGACGCTCCCGCCAGAACACCTTCATCTGGTGATCCGCCGGAGCCGCCATCAGGAACCAGGCGTCCTCGTCCGTGAGATAGTCCCACACCTTCACGGTGAGCTTATTGTGAAGGGGGTTGATCGCGTTCGATGCGTCCTCGGGGTCCTTCGCTGAGCCAACGAGCCTTTCGGCGTTGAATTGTTCGCCCGCAGGAACCACGAGGTAGCGCGGCGAGATCGCGAGCTTCGCGCCGGTGTCGTCCAGGAAGCCACGGAACTCAGTGACCGCGTTTTCCAACGTGGTCAGGTTGAGGTCCACGCCGCTGGACGGCATATTCGCGTCGGTCGATCCGGCGAGAAGTGGATGCGAGGAACTGAACAGCGCAACGGAGTCCGCTCCCGTGTAATCGCTCGAAAACCCGTTGTTGAAGACGTTAGCACAGACTGTCTCAAACGTCTTCTTGGCCGAACGAGCGAGCTTGCGCGACGCCGCCGCCATCTGCTTGTAGAGGTCGTCCGCCCACATGATGCGGGTAACGGCAAAACCCATCCCGTACCCAACGTGGGTGTACGTCTTTTTGTATCCCTGGGTGGGATCGTAGTAACTGATACCCGCACCCTCGTCGAGTTCGGGCATCGTGGCGAGTCCGCCAATGGTCAAATCATCTTCGGTGTGCTTACCCGATGTAAGCACGTTGAAGATGTTCTCAGCCTGGAACGGAGCCAACTTGAGGTCGGTAGAGAATACCTTGCTCAGTCCAGGTTCGATCAACTCCGAAAATGCGCCAGTGGTGCTTGGCATACTCTATCTCCTCTAAGCTTCCTGCGTTGTCTGGTACTGAGAAAAGGTCGGGTCGATGGTAACGTGCCATTTGCGACCCGCCCCAGTTACATCCTCACCGCCTCCCTCGTCTTGGTCCCAACCCACGATGCGTAGAGTGGGCACCGCTGCCGCCGTGTCGATCCGGCAATATGAAGCCGTCGGTATCTCGACATCAGCATGGAGGTTCATAAAGCCGACAGTGGCAGTCCGACGGGCCATCGTCATCGTGGATGGGGCGCCAACTGCCTCGAAGACGGCCCCGATTACAAACGGGGTGATTTCCAGATACTCCGTCTTCTGGGTAGCACTCGTCGTCTTATTGTGGAGCGCCACCCCATAGAGTGACGTGTCCGCTTCCGCAACTACTCGAACGGAACCGGATGTGGCGGACAGGTTCACGATGGTTCCCTTGTAAATCGTCTGCGAAATCTTTACAGGGAGCCGTTCTACTTCCATATGTCCGCCGCCAAAGTTATAGAGCCAGCGGAAACCTCTGTTGATCTCCGCGGCCATTATGTCCCCACAGACTGCGTTGTCTGGACCTGGGAAGCGTCGGCAGCAATGGTGACGCGCCACTTACGGCCCGCACCAGTCACGCCTTCCGTCCGCTTATCCCAGCCCACGATTCGCAGAGTGAGTGTTGCCGCGCCGGTGTCAATCCTCGAATATCCAGCCGTCGGCAACTTGATGTCGGCGTGGAGATTCCGGTACGCAGCGGCGGGGTTGTTGGCTGCCATAGTCATCGTCGATTTTGCACCCACTGCCTCGAAAACCGCGCCAACGGCGAACGGGACGAGTTGAATCGTCTCCGTCTTCTGAGAGGAGCTGGTGGTCTTCGAGTGGAGGGCTACGCCGAATAGAGAGGTATCCGCGTCGGCTACTATCCGCACGGAACCAGATGTATCAGAGAGACACAGGACGGTTCCCCGGTAAATGGTCTGTGAAATCTTGACCGGGAGTTCCATGACCTGCATCTGGCCGCCGCGCATATTGTAGAGCCACTGGAAACCCCTGAGTGGTTCTGCCATGAGCTTTTCCCTTGGTAAACGTATTTCACGTCAAGGGGTGTCTCCCGGATGGGAGGCCCATGGCCCGTGTCCACACAGAACGACCGTTCTTCCGGTTGGCTTGGTGTCCCCACCCCTGGGGGCAAGCCTCGGCGGGGTGTCCGTTGCGGCAACGGGTCCGCCGTTTACACCGTGTAGAGTCGGTCATCGCTGGTATCCCGTGTCCGCTGGGGCAGTCCGATGCCTTCTCTGGTCCCCTTGTGGGGGGCACTAGATACGACACGCGCTGTACGAGCGCGATGCAGCCTTAAGCATGTGACCTATTGTCGATGTTGATACCATCCTTCATAATTGCTTCTGCCTGCTTCTCGGTCATCACACCTGCACTGAGTTGCTCCTCGACGTACTTCACCTTGTCACGGTGGACCTGGTTGGCATTCGCCTGAGCCTTCTCCCGCTGGCGCTTCCCCCAGTCCTTCTCATCCGTCTGCATCAGAAGTAGTCCGCGTTCCCGTACCGTCCCGTCCTCTCGTTTCTCCCCCATGATAGGACGGACTTTCGCTTCGTTCAGACCCTCGAAGTCAACGGAATCAGCAGGCACAGGTTCGTACCCGAGCATTTGCGCTGTCCGCAACTTCCTGCGATTGGTCGTGTCCACCCAACGATACTTCTTGCCGGGTTCCCCATCAACACGAGTGATGTCTGTCATGCGACCGGGCGTCGGTGCCGTCTTACTCTTTTGCACTATGCGGCGTTCGCCGCGCTTACGTCCTGCCGGTGCTGGCATTACTCTACGCTCCTTCTGCGCTGGCGGACGGCCTCAATCCCATCTGCCGTTTCCGCCTCCGTCATCTCCACGCCCATATCCTTCATGGCCTTACTCAGGCCCTCGTGTGCTTCCTTCGCCGAGCCAGTCAACCGCGTCGCCTTCTGCGTCCCGCTACCCGTCGAGGGTCGCGACGTTTCGGGAATGATCTTCCCCAGGTTGACGGTCTTCCCGCCGGGCACCGGATCGTCGGTGGTGGTCGCCGGAATGTTGAACGCACCCTCTTCCATCAGTTGCCCGATGACAACGCGACGCACGGCGTCCTGGGTGCCCTTATCGAGCCGCTGCCGAGCCGGAACCCTCCCCAACATCTCGTCGTAAATCTCCGCCGCCTTCGTCTTCGATCCCTCCGGCACGTTCGACAGTAGAAGCTGCTTTGATGTCGACGCGATGGAACGCGTAGCAACGTCGAGCGTCTGGCTCATCTCCGCAAGTCCCTTCTCCAGCCGCGCGACCTTCGCGTCCACATCCTCCCCTTGATTGTCATCATCGGTCAGATCGGGCGTACTGGCTACGTATCGCATGTTGCCATCGTCGTCGATCTGCAACCCCATCGCCTCGACCTGCGCCTTCAGTGCCCCGAAGCGTCTGAGGTCCGCACCCGACTCGCCGATCTTGTTCTGCGCTTCCGCATACCCTTTCTCTAACTCTTCCACACTGGCATACTTGCCAGCAAGGAGCTTCGATTCTTCCTTCTCTTCTGCCTCCGATTTCTTGGAGCTGTCGGTTTTCTCGTCCAGCCGCTCTTCACTCATCCTTTGTCGTCTCCACCGCCTGTATTCGTTGTGCTATCTCACCCTTGGGCGCTCGCAATACCCGTTCGATTGCAGCGTACTCACCCTGCGCCCTGTGTATCTCTGCCGGAGTGTTCGCCTTCAACATATGATTCACCGCACCATCCCGACACTCCCGAAGCCACTCATCCATCTTCGCCCATAATAGGCTTGTATCAATATCCCGCTTGAGGCGTTGCAACTGCTCCTGCTTGGCCCGCTCCGTACCCGGCACCTCCACCCCCTCCCCCGGCTTGATCGGCCGGAATTCCGTGTTGTCTCGCCTGCATCTCCTGCAACCACGCCTGCGCCGCCTCTTGCTGTTGTCCGATCATCTCCTGCCAGTTCTTCTCCCCGTACCGCAGGAGGAAGTTCTTCGTGATGTTGTACTGGAGATTCGGGTTCATCAGCACCAGCGGGTTTTGGATAAGTTCCCGATAGAGCAGTACCGCCCCTTCCTTCTGCTTGTTGATATTGCTGGTGGAACTGTTGCCCTGGGGAATGAAGTCGTACGCGCCGATGACTTCCTCCATGTCCTTGGGCATAGTCAACGCCAGGTCTTTACCGAGTAGCCGGAAAGGTTGCCCCTCGTCGGCAAACTGCATCGTCAACCCCATGAGTTGGTAGAAGAGTTCCTTGATGCCCCCACCTTCCTCGTAGTCCGATGTCCCCTGAATGGAGTCCACCATGTCGTCGAAGCGGACATTGCCCTGTGACTCAACCATTTCCACCTCACCCAGAGTCTTGCGGCCGCGTTCGCTTCTGCCAACACGCGCCTCCGTAACGCTCGTCGCCCGCTCCGCGTAGTCCAGAAGCACCGCCTCTTCCCGCTCGGAAGAAGGAGGCGTCTCGGGCACTTCGAGAAACTTGACTGCATTAGAATCGTCAGAGATAATGAATTCGCCGGGAGCCATCTTGATGCGGGTGTTCCCGTAGGCATCCGTGAGTTTGATACCCGGCTCTATAATCATCGGACGCCGGAGCAACATCGCCCCCCAGTCGAGGCGCATATTGTGCTCCGTGTCCATCTCGTCGTTGATGTCCTTGAGGAGTTCGCACCAACTCTTGCCGTAGAACTGTCCCTCCCGCGGATTCGCCGTAAACGGGATGTAGTGCCGCCGTCCGTGAATCCAGGGGTACAGGATACAGCGGGCGATGACGCCACCTTGCCCGCTCGACTCTCCGGTATCGGAACCGGACCCCTCTCCCATGAGTAGGTCGAGAAGGCAATCTCGCATCTCGCCCTTCTCGGGGTCGTAGACGAAGCCCCTGTCCGTCCAGCGCAGAGGCAGAGAGCGAATGTACTCCCAGTGCTCGAATCGCACGAATGCCTTGCCGACGTTCTCGTTGACCTTGACGCCGATGCGGTCCACCACCTCGGTTTGGGGCACGCTAACTCCGGGGGAATCCTTCACCTCGTCGTAGACCCCCTTGTCGAAGACCCCCAACGCTTCCCGCTGTCGTATCCAGTCCAGGTGAACGTACCGTCTGTCGCCGACTCCAACCGCCTCCGAGATACTGCGGGCTTCAGCAGGCACCAACACGAAGTCCCGCATCTCGACGAAGTCCAGGCGCGGTCCCTTGTTCTCGACCTGTTTCTCGATAACAAAATCACCCTGAATCCGCTTCATATATTGGAGTTTCCGTTCGATGGTGAGCTTCGCCAACCCCTTGCCGTGCTTCAGGGTCGCTGTGATGATCTCCTTGAGCTTCCCCTTGAGGCCCAGGCGTCTCTCTGAGAGATACTGCAACCACGCCTGCCAGTTACGACCGGGTTCCTCATCCTCCCCACCACGAGGTTCGATGCGTACAATCGGGGTCGTTCCCAGGATCGTGCGGCAGATGTTCGCAGCCGTAGTGTCGATCATCCAGCGAGTCATTGGAATGTGGATGTTCGCGCACCCCTCCCACGGACTCGACTTCCGTGCCTTCACGCCCTCATAGAGATCGTTCCATTCCCGCATGGAGTTGTGGAGGTCCGACTTGGCTTTCAGGGCGGTGTTGATTTCCTCGGACAACTCCCTCGCCAACTCCTCCCGCTGCTCCGGCTTCGAGAATATGACAGAGGGATTGTACTCGATCACATCCTCTTCCGCCTCGCCCACCATCGGCTCCGGTTCTATCAGTTCCGGTTCTTCGATTGTCCCCAACCCCAAATCTTCAACCGTCATTCCGTATCGCTTTCAGCCTCCGCTACTGACTCGTCGGTTCCCCCGCCGGTACGGACGTAAATGGCATGTAGTAGGGATCACCTAATTCCTGACTTATCCTATGCACTGTCGCTGATCCCAACGTGGCCTCCGCCTCCTTCAATGACTTCAGCACTTCCCGGCGAGACGCTTCCATATCCCTCCGCCACTTCTTCCACTCCTCATCGGTCATCATACGCGTTTGCATTTCGCGCGATATTCCCGTCATAGTGAATCCGAATGGTTCCGGGGATGGATATGATACGTAGACGTGGAGTTGACTGTCTTCCCGCGGAACGTCCTCCCATTGTCTGAACCACTTCAAATCCAACTTCTTGTTCCTGTATTCGCCTTCTAACCTTCTCTGTACCCACGGTAGTCTCATCGTTGCCTCCCTAGTACCCCGTGCTTCCCTTCGGTTTGTACTTGCCGCGGTCGATGGTCGGTTCGTCTAATACGAGATGCTCCGGCTCCAGCATGATCCCGTACTTCCAGGCGGCGAGAACGTGGTGCTTGCGCGAATACTTGCGCTGCTCTACGTGCCGCTGCATCGCCACCTCGTCCCACACCTCGTCCCGTATCTGTCGAATCAGCGTCCCGCATCGCCGCATGAACAGATACTTGCGGTCAACGAATCCCTGGTTGGCCTTCTGGATGAAGGGTGTTTCCTCGGACTGGGACCGCACGACGGGGAAAATACCCAAGTCCTTGAGTTGCTCTTCGCTGTTCTTCAGTCCCCGTCCGGTGATCTGGCGCGCATCCTTGGGGTCTATCCCCGTGAATGCCACCTGCACGCCCGTCTTCGTGTCCTGATCCAGCACATGGGCAACCTGCTCGGCGATGTCCACCTGCTCGGGACAATATTCGTCCCAGGTGATGATGTCGCCGTTCTTCACCAGGCATATTGAACCGCGCCCACCACAACTGTCGCACCCCTCACCCTTACACGTCTTGCACTCCTCACTTGGTATCGGATACCCCTTGGCACGCCACTTCTCCACGTCCTTCGCCACACTGATCCAGACCCAGGCGGCTCCCGTCACGCCGGGATCGTGGGCGCGAATGCAGGGCCAATCGCGGGGAAGGAAGAAGTCGTCAATGACGTTCGCATTCGTGAAGCCGATAAAGACCTTGCCTTCGCGCTGGTCCCAGGAGCCGTAGAGGTGTCGCTTCTTGTGCTGTTCGGGCCACCCATCGGCGCGCTCGAACCAATCGGCAGGCACGGCGGGCTGCCCACCCCTCATCTTCTCCTTGAGGTCGAACGCGGAACCCTGGATGAGTACGGTGTTCCGGTTGGGCGACTCTACGGCATGTTGCCAAACCCAGTTATGGCCCGCGTAGTTGGCTGTCACGTACATCTGCGGCACCGATGCACCCCACTTCTTCGACATCCCCACCCGATTCAGCCGCCCCTGGAGCATGACGTAGATTTCCGGCGTCATGTCTGAGGCGTCCTCCGGGTTATACCCGTTAGGGACCTCGCTGGCCTCCTCTATCCAGATGGCCCCATACTCGGTCGAACCAAGCCTCTGGGCGTCCTTGAGATGCTGAAACTGTATCGCCGCCCCACCCGGCAACTTCAACTGCCGGACCCCAGCCCTCCACAAGGCGACATCCCGCGGCAAATCCGGGTCATCTAGGTTCTTCCACTCTACCCCCGGAGGCGCAAAAAGCGCCGATAACGCCCCGGCCAGAGAGACCATCGTAGAGTGATAGAGCATGTTGTATTCGTAACGACATATCAGGAGTGGGACCGAGGGCCAGCGGTAGGCCCGTTGGAGAAACTTGAGCGCCATTCCCTCAGATTTCCCGGTACGATAACCTCCCGTATAGATCACGGTCCCCTTGTCCGTGTCCGTGAGTTCTCGCTGCGCCGGACTCGGCGAGAGGTCTGCGACGCGCCAGGGGTCCTCCATGCACCACTCACGGAGCCGCCGCAACCCTACCTTGCGACCCAATTTCGCTACATATGCCGGGTCAGCCCCGACCAACTCAGCTACGGATTGCGGTTGTACCACCGCAAACCCCACAGAGACTCATTTACTGCTCACCACATCCATCTGCGCCAGCGCCGAAGTCCCTATCTGTCCCCCATGCGCGCCCACCCACGCCTTCAGGTCCTTCGGGAAGCACTTCCCGCCCACGCCATCGCCGATTGGCAGTGTGTGGTAGGGGTCGATCCACGGAATCGCCATGACCGCGTTGCGTACCTCATCGGGATTCGCGCAGGCGGAGAGGAATTCTCGCCACCAGGCCGCCTTCACCGCCCCGTGACAGTTGATCGCATACTTGATTTCCGACGCCGTACGCCAGTCCGTGGCGATGTAGGCGACTCGCGGCCCCAGGATAGGTTTCCAGAAGTCCAATACCTCCTGCGCCTTCTCTCCTGCGGCAACCACCAGGCTAACATCGGTTTCCTCTCGCCAGGGCGCAAAGGGAGACTCGCCGATGAACTCGGGCTGATAGACCGTGTTCGCGTGCTTGTAGTATTCATCTGACATCGTGCTCCGAATCACGATTAGGGGCGCATCCAGCCAGGAAAGTACCTCGCCTACCGCCGTCGTATTCACGATGCCATTGTCTTTCGTGGGCGTTGGAACGCAGACGAAGACGATTTCACACTCATTCACCCGGTCGCCCCACTCATCCACCAGACGCCACGCCGGTAACCGCATGCCGTCGTTGCCGCCGAAGGAAGTTTCGTTATCCACCGCCACTATCTCATGCCCGTAACATGCGCGGGCGACCGCCTGCCCCACATACCCCATCCCCACAATGCCGACTTTCATGCCCTTGGGCCTCCCAACCCCCGGATACGGTATTCCCCGCCGCTCGTGACCGCCATAGGCGCTCATTCAGTCTCCAGGTGCTCACGGACCTTGGCGAGGATCGGGTAGTAACCCTGTGCAAATCGGAGGCGCTGATTCGTGGTCAAGGTCGCGTCCTTCGCGTCTATTTCTAGGCCATCCAACATCTCCACCAACTCCCGTACGGCCTCGCGGAGGGGGTCGGGTATATCCCGCGTTCGATTGGCGACAGATGGATCGGTCTCCCCAATTTCAGGATGCTCCGCGAGGAGTTTCTTTCCCGCGGCTATGTCTG